TCGGTGAATGATTTGTTGAAGGAGCCGTGTCCAACGACTGTGCCGTAACCGGCAAGTTGTCCCTGGGGAACTTCGCTGTTTGCGAAGGTGGATGCCACGGGGTTGATATTGATTGCGGAAGAACCGGAGCCCAGCAGTTCAGGACGCTGGAGCCGAAGGTCGTCGGAGTGGACGCCGAAGTGGCTGAGGATCAGTTCGATATAGCGGGTTCCGCCCCTGGCATCACGTTCCAACAGTCGCTGGATTTGGAATGCTGTACGAAGATCATTTATTGTCATCGCAGTCGCTTGCGCGAGATCTGTCATCAATCCAACTTGAGTACCCCATACCCATTGCGTATCGACTGTATCTGTTAAATTTCCAGAACCTGGAGTAGTTAATGTGCCAATTGACGATGTAGTTGATTTCCTAATAGTCGAAGCGACATCACTAGCTTGCCCACTCCACTTAATTTTTGGATTTTGTCCTGTTGTAACAACGGGTGCGGTTGAGCCCAGAGGCACGTAAACCGGATCGCCGGCCTGCGGCCATGGTAGCGCACTACAGAAATAATCGCGTCGCTTTGCACGATAGGCAAGTGGAAATTCTGTCCAATCAACGTCAGCGTCGCCTTTGGAGAAGGGAATTTTTTTCTGGAGGTTTTCGTCGCGGAACCATTCGTTGTAGATCAGGCAGTAAGCGCGGAATGGTAGCGAGTTGACTTGCACCAGGTTGCCAGTGGTTCCCTGGTTGATGGGTATTCCGAAATAGGGCGCAATGCGTGGTGTGCCGAATACGGCTTCGGTGAGACCCTTGCTAATATCAATGTTGGCTTTGGGAACAACCAGTGACGTAAAGGGTGAATCGGAGTCTGGGCGTTCGCCCATGAATTCCTGCCAGCGATCCCATACAAGGCGGTTAGGGACGTAAAAGTAGTGAATGTCCAGATACAGGTTATCCATGATGGGTTTAAGAGGAGTAGCAAACCGCGCAAAGGCGGTTGTTTTCATTTCGAAGGTGTCGCCGGGTAGTACTTCGTCGACGTAGACGGGGACGAGATAGCCTGCGTCCATAGTGGTTTTGTGACCGTGCGACCGGTCAAAGCGTGAGCGCGGAATATCCGCTGCGGGTACTTTGGAAAAGTGAGACTGTTCGCGGGGTGGTTGTGAGAACTTAGCCATGTTGCTTTTCCTCGAGCATTTCGCAGAAAGTGGATTTTTTGAAGAGTGGTGCGGCTGAGAATTCCCATTCATCGCCGCTGTGTTCCATGAGTACCAGTACGATGGCGTCATCGGGTACTGTGTCGGCAGCGCGAAGCATGCGGCCGAGATCAGAGCGATCGCCGGACATGGGTTCAGTGCGCTGGCCGGTGTCGGGTTTGATGATTTGAATGATGATGTTCATAGTGTGTGTTCTTTCCTGGCGAGGTTGGCGCGGTAGTTTATTTCGCGGGCCTTGAGTTGGATGCGTTTTTCGTAACGCTCCTGATCTGTGAGCGCCTGTATATATTTTCGACGACTCGCGGCAATAGGTGCGAGATGTGTTGGATCCCATTCGATGTACCGTTTCGGTACGGGTAGTTCCCGACCGTCGATGACAATTTTTTCGGTTCTGAGTAATTCATCGCGGTATTTTTGGGCCCAGGTGTGGCCAATGCCTGGTCGGCGAGACATGAGTGTGAAGGTGTCAGGGTCACCGAGTTTTTTAGTGGCATATCCTGCAACGTACATGCAAGAAGCGATTGTGAGATTGCCAATAGACACCATGCCATGAGACCAAGCGCCGAGTATTTCAGGATTCGTGTATAGCTGTGCATTTATAGGGCTACTCTTTTCGAGGTAGTCACGGCCGAATATAACGGCATGGTAGTGGGGTCGGTGTGTTTTCGTTCCGTATTCGCCGCAGGCGAAGTATCGCAGGGGTGATAGTTTACGCAGCCGCTTAAAGAAGAGCTGCAAATCACGCTTATTGATACGATCAGGTGCTTTAGCGTAAGTGAGAGTGACGAAACAGTTTTGTTCGTGTTGTTGCGCTTCGTGGTACATGCGGATTGACCATACGAGCGCTTTATCGGCGGCACAGCCGACACATTTACCGCAAGGAACTTGGAGGTGACGGTCAGCATGGCCTTGCCGGATATTGAACACGATTCCCCGTTTGCCGCTGTCATTGGTGCGTTGAGAGTACCAGGCGTCGACGGGGTAGACACAGGGCATTAAAGACGGATGCCGCCTCGTTGTGGGACTACACGATTAATGGATTTGACGTGTTTTGCGCCTTTGGTGAATTGGCGCTTAGATTTGCCACGACTGATGCGATTCCGTTTCATTTGAGCCTCTGTGTCAGTTAGGGCAGAAGGATCGAGTGGGCTTCTGCCCTATCAGGGTATCAAGATTTTGATTCTTGTCAACTGGGGTTGTATCTGGTCAATGTGGAGCCATGCAAGCTGGCGCTTGCACTCCACACAGACCAGAACGATTTTGCAGTACTGCGAAGCAGTGCTGTGCTTTTAAGAAAAGGGTTTGTAGCGAAGCGGAAAACCGGAAAAAGAAGGATGGTTTGTGGATAACTTTGTGTCAAGTTAATTTTTGTTAATGTTTACAGTGAGTACATATGATTGATTTTATCTATCAGTGTAAGTGTTCCGATAGGAAAATATCATTTTACTTATTTGTTTACATTTGTTATTATTGTTTCCAGTGGAGCAATAGTGTTCCACGTGGAACTAGGAGTTTTTATGAATACTTTTCAGTTGAAGATGGCCATACAAGATGGCCGAGTTAAGGGTATGGAGATTGGCGCGTGCAGTACCGCGCCTGGTTGGATTGTGTTTATGGATATGTGGAACGGTGGTGAATGGTTAGAGCGCGCCCGGGGTGGGCGCGCTGTGTTCCGGAGTATTGATGCTGCTCACACCGCTATACGGAGGGCGGGATGGGAGCCGGAGATTCAGTTGACGGTGTAAGTGGTGCGGCGGCGGCTGCCGCCGCTTTTTCTTCCTGGTCTTTTGTCCAGGATTCCGCGAAGCGGTTTGCGATTTCCAGCGCTTCGCGGGATTTTTGGTAGAGCTCAGTGAGGTCGCCTTGCAGTTCTACGACATCCTCGTAACGGGGCTCCACCGTTGCCGGTGGGAGTATGCCGGTTCGTTCGAACCGTTGCATGATGACATTAATGTCTGTGTCGTTGCCTGCGGAGTCGATGGTTTCCGAAGGGTAGGGATTGTTCATTACCTGGCGAACGCGAGGGCCGTTCGGCATGCGAACGGTTGAATAATTGTAGGTGTACGCTTCGCCCCCTTCGGTGATAAGCGTGGATTGTGGTGCTTTAAAATTGTGATGTTCCGGCATTTTATTTGCCTCCGTCTTTTCCGTTGATCCACTTGTTAATGTAATTTTTCGCGGCATCCTTGCCGGAGTTGAACAGGTTTTGCAACTGACGTTTATGCAGATCAGCTGCGTATTTCCAGTCAGTTCCTTGTGCGGCTTCCGTCGCTTGTTTGTAATTTGAGACGGTTTTTCCGAGCGTTTTATCTACCAGGCTGCCGCCTTTTTCGTAGATCGGTTGTATGGCTTCCGAGCGCGCTTTATCCGCGGATATACCTGCGGTTTCCTCGATAAGTTTGCGCGTTTGATACGGTAGCTGTTTGGTTTGTTCCGCGGCAAGTGCGCTGGAGGTGTTGTTTTGGAGAGTGCGCGATTGTGCTTCGGCGATCTGTGCAGGGCCGAGCACGTTAGTTTGCCAATCGGTTTGATTTGCGGCCGCTTCCGCTTGCCTGGCTGACGCCATAGAACCTTGCGCTTGCGCGTCCATGAGCGCGAGCGTTTGCTTTTGCATTGTTGCCTGGCTGACGGATTTTGACGCTTCGCCGATTCCGGCGCCGTAGTTTTCGGGCTGTGAAGTTGCCATGGCGCCGGCGGGTGTAGATGAGCCACTGCCGCCGGCCGAGAGTATTGGATTTAGACCGGCTGCGCGAAGATCAGATACTTCGCGTTGATGTGCTGTGTTGGACATTCTTTCCTGAAATGCCATCTGTTCCCGCGCCATTTTGATATTGGCTTTATTGGCTTTCGCCGATGCGCGACCGCCCAGTGCGCCGCCGAGGAGTTGACCCCCGGCCATAATTGCGGCGCCTGCTACTACGGGAGCGACCATTAGAAGTGATCAATCAGGCCGGGTACAGAGTATACCGGCATGGGTCGGGAGCACTGGAGCGAAAACCAGATATCGACGAGGAAGTGCGGTTCTGATGGCACGGCGATGACCCGCTCAATGGCGGGTAGGTCGATGAGAAATGCAGCGTTGAGTGGCGGCAGTGCGTCCCAGTCCTGGGCGACATGCCAGTAATCGAGGCTTGTTGCAACACGACTGTTGAACAAGCCAGAGATGATCGAGGGTTTGTAGCGGTATTCCGCATATCGTTCCTGGTATCCCCAAGTTTGATAATCGCCGGTTCCCTGCGAACCAACGGCGAATAGTTCGATATTTTGTATAGATTGTTCGCCCAGGTGGGCGAGTGCGGGCCAATAGTAATCGTAGCGAGTGGACTTGAGCCACTGGCGGTTGATGCCGAATTGGTAGTTCTGTTCGGAGCGTACGGACGCGATCCCGATCACATAGCCGTGCTCGGTGAATGATTTGTTGAAGGAGCCGTGTCCAACGACTGTGCCGTAACCGGCAA